CAGCAGGGAAATACAAATAAATCCCAGAATAATCCAGGACATATAAAAAGAATGTATGATCATATAAAAAGAATGGCTGCAAAAGAAACATTGGATATAAAGATGGGAAGAGATGTAAATGAAGGAAGTAGGGGTGTAAATAGAATAATCAGAAGAGTAAAAGCAGGACATTTAGATAGGAACGCCCCAACTGTAAAGGAAAAGGAAAAAGATCAGTTAGCAAGGTATAAGGACAAAGAGGACCCAGATAAGAGGGAGAAGAATGTAAAAGGAACAGTAGCAGCACTTGATAAAGGAATGGAAGATACTAAGAGACTCCCTAATGTTCTTAGAACTACGCATGAATTCGCTAAATCCTCAGACCCAGAAGCTGAAAAGAAACATGCTTCAGCCACTAGAACACCCCATGCAGTTAGAGCAGTTAAGAGGGCTCTCAGTAGAGGAATAGGAGCATATGTACCTGAGAGAGATCGGAAAGGTACAGTAACTACCTTAGCCAAACAAAGAAAAGAAGACTCTACTTTGGATAAGGATATATCTAATAGGGCTAAAGCTTATAGAAGAATAAGGAGCAGAAGGGTTCCCCCTTCAATGAATTAAATGCATTATAAGGATTATTATGAACAACTTCGAAGAATATTTAATTGACGCATTAACAGAAGGTAGTCGTGGACTCCAAAGACTTAGAAGAAAAGGGGATGTTGCGGGTGCTGAAAGAAAAGCAAAAGAAGGACAAACAAGAAAGTTAGCTACTGAATTTGAAGGTCATGCTGCTGGTAGTAAAGTGGATCCTCTGGGGGGTTCGTCTGCGCCTAAGAAAAGTTCTATAGAGCATATTAGGGGTCATAAAGCAAGGGGCATTAGAGCAGAGGATAGTCCTAGCTTTATGAAATACAAACGGGACATCCCAGGAGAAAGACCAGCCTCTGAGAAGAATAGAGGAACTAGAGCAGCAAGAAGAGCTATCTCTAGAGCCTCTGGAGAATCAGAAGCTAAAAAAAGAAAGATAGGACATGCAGCTAAGAAAGCTGAAAAAGATAGAAGAGAGAGAGCCCAATTTGGAACTTCTACGAATGAGAGCTTCGAACAATATTTAATTAATGTATTACTGCGAGAAGGTCACATCACAACAGAATCGCAAGCCCAACCAGATATTAAAACTTTAGCTAAGACCTGTGCAAAGAAGATTAAAGCAAAAGGCTGTACGAAAGCTCTTCAAAATCCTAAAGCTAAGAAAGACAGGATAGCTCTTATAAGAGCTAAAGGAAAACTTCCCCCTGCTCCATTATAAGGATTATTATGAACAATTTCGAACAATATTTAATTAATGTATTACTAGAAGCTCAGACACCAGAGCGACATGGCCACATTATAGCGAATAAAGCATTGAATAAATTTGACGACGAGCGTGATGCTTTTGAGAAATCAGGAGGTAAAGTTAAGCCCACCAAGGTTCCAGGTTTCTGGGATCCTAACTCTGAGAACTTTATGAAGGCTTCTGAATATGATAAAGCGATGGATAAGGAAGGAGAAAAAGGACCAACTGCCGAGAAATTAAGAAAAAAGAGATTAACCACTCAACTTAAACTTAAGAATAAGTTGAGGAAGAGATTTGTTGCTTCAAGAGAAAATGATGCTCATGATGAGGCTCTTCGCCTTGCAAGAAACGAGAAGGAGGAGACTCCTCTGGTCAGACGGCAGAAGCGAGCCAAACATAAAGCGGCGCAAAAGAGAATAGATAGGATGCATTCCACACAAGACAAACGAGGAGGGGACAGACCTGGATGGAGGGGAGAAGATGAAACAGACGCTGCTCAAAGGCGAGGTCAACCCTACCCTGGAGGAACGCACTCTGGTGGCATTGCCCCTACCGAAATTGGGGAAATAAAAAAGAAAAATAGTTATGAACATAGAGGCAAAAATATAACTGAAAGATTCTATATACAAGAGAGGAACATTATGAATAACTTTGAAGAACACTTAATAAATGTATTACTTGAGACAGCATATGAGGAAGGTGAAACTGTAGACGAACCTGAGGTTCTGACAAGGTATAAAAAAGCTAGAGACCAACGCCGCAAAAAAGCGGCTGCTGCCCCTAGCAAACCTTATGAAAGACCTTCCAAGCAAGCTCTCCAAGCGCGAGATCGTCGGGTCAACACCCCAAACCCAGGGTTAAACCCTGGGGTTTCCCACAAACAAAACAGGAGAGACCGTCGAGGATCTGAGGGCACATATCATGGAGAAGGGGGAGTGTACCCCTCTTACCAACCTGAGCCTGGAGTTCGGGGTGGAGGACCACAACAACCAACAATGCAGTCTAAACATATAAAGAGATCCCCTAAAACTAGGCATAAGGGCCAGAAATGGATACAAACACAACCATGAATAACTTTGAACAATATCTCACAACTTTTTTAGTTGAAACTATGGGAGTTATGCCAACCCCTGAAGATAAGAAGAAGGGAGAGGAGGCTAGAAAGAGTAAGCAAACACATCAAGAGCCTAAACCTGCCCCTAAACCTAGAAATCCAAAACAAGAAGCAATGGATCGGGCAAAGAAAAAGAAAAAAGATAGAGGTTGGCGATAATAATGTCAAAGACTGGTGGAAGATTAAAAAAAGTTGATATAGTTCCTACAGATAAATTTAAAAAATATGAAGGACATGTTGAGAAACGCTATAAAGCAATTCTAAAAAATCCAAATAGTTCAAAAGCAGATATTAGAGATGCAAAAAATTATTTTGAAAGAAGCGGCGAAGCTCCTCACGATCCAACAGTAGTTGAAGATGGTATTACCCCTTTCGAGGGGTTTCTCGCAAATAGAATAATGGAAATATTTACTAAATAGTCATGGCACAATCACCGATGATAGATGGAAAAGGTTATATTGATGTAACTTCTGCTTTAAAGCTGAAAGAAGCTGAAGGCAGAGTTGAAGTAGATAAATTACAAGCTGAATCGGATGCAAGATTTAGAGAATTACTCATAAAAGAAAGCGCGAAGGAAACTGCTTCTAAGCACCTCGCTAAGTTTGCAGGGCTGTACTTATTAATTCTCGTCCTCGCCTTCATTGGTAGTATTAAATTCATACCAGAATCCAATGTTGCGGTGGTTGCGGGACTCATCACATTGGTAGTGACGAATCTGAGTACGATTTTAAAGGGAATCGTGGAAAATGGACAAGGGAAAGAAGAGGAGATAAAGGGAGATAAGAAATGAATCCAATATGGGCATTATTTTTCAAGGACAGGTTTAGAACACCTTTTTCAGTTTATAGAATGAGTTTAGCAGAACTTGTAGTTTTGCTTGGGCTTGTTGCTGGTGCTGGAATCGGAGTTGCTAAAGGAATTGACTGGATCCTTGATATAGAAGGTGTCTCTTCTACTGTTGATGAATAGAAAAAATAAGGGTTTTATAAATCGAAATCCAAAATATTGGATAAAATTCAGGAAAATTAGAAAGAGTATTCTAAGTTTTTTTAGAAAAGAGTCCAAAATAAAAAATCGCAAGTCCTAACTTAGGTTTCTACGCTATATAATACAGAGGCACACTATGAATTTTCAAGATCGACTAATAAATGTTTTACTAGAAGCAAAGTATATGGGAAATTTTAAAGATAGGGAAAACAGAAGGGCGGCTGCTTATAATAGGGCTGCTGCTGCACAGGGGCCTAGAGCAATAGCTAGGGCAAAACAGGGGCACGGACCACTTACCACTCGATGGGCTGAAACTGAGATTGCACAAGCTTATGCTAAAGGAAAGGAGAAGATTCCTAGCAGAGGGTCACAATCTAACGCTCCTGAAGCTGATGTTAAAGCAGCCAAGAAAAGAAGAGAAAAAATCCATCCTCAAATAAATCTTGGACCTAAAAGAGCAGGGAAGTACGATGCTAGTATATTTGGATTAGGAAAAAAAAGAAAGTGGGAGAAGTAAATAGTGGATTACACAGACCGTATTAAAGAACACATTCTAGAAACTAGAAAGATTAAACAATCCCCAGTAAGTAGGAAGCAAGAAATAGCTTTACAGCATATGAAATTACTTAAAATGGGTGAAAAAGATTCTGAAGAAGCTAAAGAACTTAGAAGACAATATAGAAGACTAGAAGGGGAAAAGATCGTAGAGAAAAAAGATTGGATGCAGGGAGCCGTAAAGCGTCCAGGTAGATGCACTCCAATGCCTAATCCTGATTGTCCTGTGGGAAGTCCCCAATACAATCTTGGAAAAAGATTTAAAAAAGCAGCCAGAAAGAAAAAACGCAAAGGTGGTACTGGCTGGCAAGGAAAAGTTTAGGAAATTATCATGAGAACAATATACAGACCATTTGTAAAAACCTTTTTAGTAGAAAGTACCTTCACTTCGGGAGTTACTTTAACAGATTCCACAGGGGGAGAAATAAGTTGTAATTTTGTTAACCTTACTACTAGTGCTGGTAGTGGCGATTCTAGGCATAATGTAATACTTTTAGAACCTTCTGGTATGACTAGTAATGTTCCTACAGGTCCTAGCGGTATGGTCGATGGGGGGGCTTCTGCGATTGATGGCTCTGGCATGTTAGGAGACATCGCCCAACCTAATAATGGAGTTGCACAGTTGGTCTTAGGGATAGGAGATAGAGTCTCGGCTGTTAATATTACCAATATGGTAACGGAAGTGACGGATACAACAGCTAACGGAACATTTGTTCGTTGTTTCCTAACTTATGGTAATGTAAATGTCCAAAACACCCTTAAAGATGGGCAATATGGAAGAGGATCTTGACAGGTGCAGTTTTATAATCCTACTCCTCAAGGAGTGAAAACTCCTCTTAGAGGAACCAACGAGGTAAGAAGAAGAGAGTCAGATGCCTATAGAGTAGTCTATAGAAATGATGGGGATATAGCTTATACTTTTACAGCTAAAAGTGATGGGGGCTTTGGAGGCTCACTTGGTAATGATGTTACTGTGACCTGTTGGCAAATGCCTGTAACCACTAAATTCAGGTTACAATTTTGGAATAGAGATGGTACTCAAATAGGGGATACTCTTACCTCCTTCGCGGGGTTAGCGGGGGTTTTAGATAAATTAAATAATGATGCTTATTTATCAAGTAGATTTAGCGCAAGAGCAGGAGTAGTAGCTACTAATGTAGCATTAGAAGACACAGGACCAGGAATGGCGAATGGTAAACTTATGACAGGAGGTAATGGATGAAAGTTACTAAAAAATATATGTTAAGACCTTGTGCTAGGTGTAAAAACGGCTGCTGACTACAGACGAGGATCTTTTAAAGCCAAGCTCCAAGTGATACAATAAATAATCCAGGCAGCGGCTGATCCTAAAATAGCGTCAAAGAGTATAAAATCCGTTGGAGACTTCCAGAACGAAAGTACTAAGCCAACCCAAAAGCCCATACACATAGGGCAATGAAAAAGGTCTCCTAATTTTGTATTTATTTCAGAAGCCTTTTTTCTCCAGGGGGCACCTATCTTTGATACTGTAATAATATTAACAGTACCAAACACGACTAAACAAAATAATAATAAATCTAACATACTATTGGAAACTCCTTTTCATTTTTTTTAATAAATAGTTCTCTATTGCGATGCCAGGAGTCCCTTCCAGCGAGTTCTCCTCTTGAATGATGTATTATAGAGAGGGGAATTGTTTTATTGATATATCCTTTCTGATGAGCAGAATAAGTATAGTGAATATCATAGAAATCCCACTCTCCTTCTAGGTACTTTGGTTTTTCTAGCCCTACATCTTCTAATACTTTAGCCTTTGCAGCTAAAAACAAACCATCTAATACAACTACTTGTCCATTTTTTCCATAAACAGTTTTATCTAGTTGTTGTGTTTCCTTTGTAACATGAAAAACTTCTCCTCTATGGTAACCTTGACCCCATCTTGCTTGATTCCACCAAATAGAATCATTTCCCAGATAAGTAGTACCAGCAGGACCCACAAAACCAGTATCATTTTTAATGTTTTTAGTTAAAACTTCTTTTAAAGAAGGAAGTGGCAATCTTATTTGAATATCATCATGTGAGAGAATAATTATATCATCAGGATTAGGATTAGTTTTTTTAAATGCTTTAAGATATCCTCCAAAAATAGAGGATTGTCCTACTATTAGTTTTACTTCTACTGAGGAAAGGGCTAAATACTGTAAATACCTTTGCGTTATATCAGTAAGCTGCTTACTTCTTGTACAAATAAATGCATATATTTTCTGATCCGACATATAATATAATAGACTATGGAAGCACAAGAATTACTAGAAGAATTTAAAAAATGTAAGGAAGATCCGATGTACTTCCTCTGCAACTATATTAAAGTTATACACCCAATGCGGGGGCTTGTGCCTTTTGATCTATACCCATTTCAGAGAGATATTGTACATAATCTAGAGAATAATAGATTCAATATTTTAAGGAAGTTTAGGCAAGCAGGATGTACTACCATAGCGTCTGCGTATTCCTTGTGGATGGCTTTATTCAAGAAGCACCAAACTATTGTAATCCTTTCTAAGGGGGATGTAGAGGCTACCGAGGTACTGGAACGAATTAAGATTATGTATGGAGAACTTCCTGAGTTCCTAAAGCCAGGAGTAGAGGAAAGTAATAAGCATACCTTTAAACTTAAGAGTACTTCCGTCATAAAATCAAGACCCTCTGGTAAACAATCAGGTAGATCTCTGGCGGGATCTATGTTGATTATTGATGAGGCTGCTTTTATTGAGTTTGTTGATACTATTTGGGCTGCTGTTTATCCCATTATTTCTACGGGAGGTAGGGTGTTTGTTCTATCCACAGTTAATGGAGTAGGTAATTGGTATCATAACCAATATATTCAGGCTATGAACAACGAGAACTCTTTTCATGCAATTGATATTAACTGGGAAAGTCACCCAGAGTATAAAAGACAAGAAGGGTTTGATAAGTTATACGCTCAGATGGAGAAAAAAGGAGTATTTGTTGATAAGTGGGAAGAAACTACTAAAAAGAATATGCCCATGCGTCAATGGTTGCAAGAATATGAATGTGAGTTTTTAGGAACAGGATCAACCTATGTAGATGGTGAAAATCTTAAGATGCTTGTTGAAAATCAGTCCGATGATTACGATATTAAGTATAATAATAGAATGAGAGTATGGAAAGAACCAGAGCCCTACTATGATTATGTAATAGGAGTAGATGTAGCTTTAGGTAGAGATAGAGATCATTCAGCATTTCATATTATAAACAGGTACACAGGAGAACAGGTAGCTGAGTTTTATTCTAATAAAACACCTATCAATGATTTTGCTGAAATTATAGCTACAGAAGGAAATTATTATAATTTGGCTAATGTAATTGTTGAACGAAATACTATAGGGAATAACTTAATTGATTGGCTTTTTAATGTTTTAGAATATGAAAATCTTTGGATGGAGAGCAACGGAGATTTTGGAGTACAGGTCAGTAATAAAAATAGAGAAACTTTATTAGCGAGAATGGAAGAATTTATTAGAATTAATGCTGTTAAAATCAACTCTAAAAGAACGGTGGATGAATTATTAACTTTTATTATAAATAATAGCGGAAAAGCGGAGGCAGATACAGGAAAAAACGATGATTTAGTTATGAGTTTAGCTTTAACTATTCATATTCTCTTTACTTTATCTGAATCTGATCCGATAGAGGTTTCAACTGGACTAAATAAAGAGAGAGATAAACCATTAGCAGCAGCTATGTCTAGGCAAAAGGCACATGTAAAAACTTATGGTGGAGTAACTGAGGAAGATATCAAATGGCTGATGAAAAACTAAAAAATCCAGAAAGAATTGATGAATTTGGTCAGACAGATTGGGGGGGAACTCCTAATGCTTTTGGAGCATACTTTTATCCCACAGGACGCTTAGGGAAGTTTTTAGCTAGATTCTTTGCCACTAAAGCGGCTCCTTATATTGCTAGACAAGATGACAACGGGGTTGATCAGCTAGTAGAACCTGCTCCTCTTGCAGGAGATACCGTAACACAGGCAGACACTATTAAGCCTACTGGTCCTGCGGGTATGGCAGCTTTAAATTCTACTAGACCAGTAACCTTACCTGAATTAGAGCGTAATAGACAAAAAAGATATAAAGAATATGAATCTATGGATGAATATCCAGAGGTTGCGGCTGCTTTTGATATTTATTCTGATGATGCTACTCAAAGAAATACTAAGGGGGAACGCTGGACTGTCTTATCTGATCATACGGAAGTACAAAAGACTATACAAAACTTATTTAGAGATATAAAATTAAATAGATATTATTGGGATATTGTGAGGAATACTGTTAAGTATGGAGATGCTTTTTGTGAGGCTATAACAGATGTTAATCATCCTGATAGAGGAATTCAGAGATTAAAAATTCTAAATCCTCATTTTATATTGAGAGTAGAGAATGAGTATGGCTATTTAACGGACTTTTTGCAGGAAATCCCAGACAAGGGAGATTGGAGTGCTTATGGCTTACAGGGTGAAGCCATGCAGAGTGCTAAGTATGTTACTTTAGATAAGAACCAAATTATTCATTTTAGATTATTTACTTCAGACCCTTATTTTTATCCCTATGGTAAGTCTATTGCAGCCTTGGCAGTTAGAATCTTCCGTTCTCTCAAGATGATGGAAGATGCTATGATTATCTATAGATTAGCACGGGCACCCGAAAGGCGTATTTTTTATGTAGATGTAGGTAACTTACCTACAAATAAGGCTGAGATTTTTATAGAAAAATTAAAGCAAAAATTCAAAAAAGAAAAATACTACAACCAACAACAAGGATCAGTCGATGAACGATACAACCCGCTTTCTATGGATGAGGATTTCTTTGTTCCTACAAGACAAGGAGGGGGGACAAAAATTGAAACTCTTAGAGGAGCAGAAAATCTGGGAGAAGTTGACGATGTTAAGTACTTTAGAGATAAATTGCTTGCCGTTCTTAAAGTCCCCA